AAGACTTGGCTAAACTATCTCAGGCAGAAGTCGCCAAGTATCTACTCAAACTAAAAGACTCACAGGAATCTTTCCTTGGCTTTGTACGTTTACAGTACCCAGATTGGGAACTTGCAGACTTCCAAGTAGAATTAATCAACACATTAGACAAATTAGAGAAGGGGATTCTTGGCAAGAATAATTTATTAATAACTATGCCACCACGTCACGCCAAATCTACCTTTGGCACAGTCCTATTCCCCTCATATTACATGGCTAAGAAGCCAAATAGGTTTACAATGTCCTGTTCGTACAACACACAACTGTCCACAGACTTTGGTAGACAGATACGTGGGGTGGTAGAGCAGAAAAATATGCAACAAGCTTTCAAAGACTTCCACTTATCAAAGGATAGCCGTGCCGCAGACGTATGGCGTACAGAAAGTGGTGGCGCATACTTCGCTGTAGGTATAGGTGGTACAACATCTGGACGTCCTGCCAACTTATTAATAGTCGATGACCCAATCAAATCTCGTGAAGAAGCAGAGTCAATGACTCAACGAAACAAAACGTGGAACTACTACACATCAGCACTGGCTACACGTCTTCAACCAGAAAGTGATGGGACTCCTCCACGCCAGATAATAATTTTAACACGTTGGCATGTGGACGACCTTGCAGGTCGCCTCATGCAGACCGAAGATTGGCAAGAAGGTAGATGGGAACACGTCAACTTTCCTGCAATCAAAGAAGTAATGTCAGGCAAAATGAGCAGACGAATGCTACCAGAAGACGACCCCAACTATCTAACTTCAGAACAGTATTCTAAAGTATCTCCTGCAAAAAGAAACGTACCAACAACGAAACAAGAACCATTATGGAAAGAAAGATTTCCATTAGACGAACTCAAAAGACGTGAACGCCTCAACCCACGTGAGTTTGCAAGCCTATACCAACAGATGCCATACGTAGAAGGTGGTAACTTAATCAAGACAGAGTGGTGGCAAAAGTTTCCAGAAGGTCTAACCCCAGAAAACTTTACAACCCTAGTCATTGGCGTAGACACAGCTTTCAAAAAGACAGAGACAGCAGACTACTCAGCAGCAGTAGTGGCAGGCATGGACAGAAACGGAGACATGTACATAATAGAAATAGTCCGTGGCAAATATGATTTCCCAGAACTCAAGCAACGCCTCATACGCCTCAACAACAAGTGGAGAGGCAAAGGACTACGTGGCATATACATAGAAGATAAAGCATCTGGTCAGTCAATCATACAGGAACTCAAACGAGAGAGTGGCATATCAATCATTCCATACAAAGTCGTACACGACAAAGTAGCAAGAGTGAATGCTATCCTTCCTCTCATAGAGGGAGGAAGAGTATACCTCCCACAGACAGCAGATTGGCTAGACTCATTCATAGACGAGACAGTTCAGTTCCCATCTGCCAACCATGACGACCAAGTAGACGCCATGACAATAGCACTAGACACATTATCCAGAACTCATGTAGGTTCTGAAGCATGGGAACTGCAAGGAAGCATGACATCACTCAACGATGTTTCACGTGAAACATTAGGAAAGTCACTTATGGACACAGCATCAAAGTTAAAATCCAAATGGACAGGTTGGGGGTTGCCGTCTAACTAATAGGACGACAAATTAAAACTAAAAGGAGTATTCTTTCGAAATGGCTGAAAATACAAAAACATACGCAAGTGCAGACTACGTTCCTCCACATAATGAAGGCGTAATAGTTGACCTATCAGAATTTGCAGAACGTATTGTAGCATATGACGACATCTCTTCTGACCTAACCGAAGAGCAGGAAAGAAAGATTGTAGACTACGTAAAGTCAATGACTGATATGTCCTACAACAAAATCAGAAACAGATACGACCATTGGAAAGAAGCAGACAGGGCGCATGACGTTTACGTAAAACCCAACACAACAGACTTCAGAGAAAAGGCAGTTATCGCAGACACTCGTGCAATAGCAGACACAGTACTGACATACCTCATGGCAGCACTGGGTGGACGTAACCCAATGTTCCAACTTGAAGGTCTAAACAGAAAGTCTCGACAAGCATCTCTCATACTTGAACGTGTCCTTCACCAACAGATGAGACGTACAGCAGGCGAAGCACGTCTAGCACAAATGCTTCTCGACAGCATACGTTATGGATTTGCACCAACAAAGATAGTATGGAATGCAAAAGACAACCAAAATCAAATAGTAAACTTTGACCCACGCAGAGTATTCCCAGACCCACGTGTCAACTTTGGTGATTGGGAGAACATGCAATTCGTAGTATTTGCAGACTACGTATCATACAACTCAATACTCTACAGTGGCTTATATCCAAAGCTACGTAAGTTCCCAGAACTACGTAAGAAAATGTCACCACCAAGAAACGCATGGAACGCACATCACTGGCACAAGGAACAGGGCAGAGGACTTTCAATCGACCCTGCGACAGCCAACCAACGTGAGAGAAAAGACCACGCATACTTCACTCTTGGTGATGCACGTGTAATTGACGAGGCTTGGGTACGTCTATCTGGACATGAGATAGGAATACCAACCATAGACCAAATCTATCTGGTCATAACAATCCTAGACGAGAACGTAGTCATACGTTTCCAACTAAACCCATACGGCAGACAGATGCCTGTAGTCATTGGTGGTCTTTACCAAGACTCACACAAAACATATGGACAGTCTCTCTACGATTTAATTTTACCTATGCACGATATAGCAACTTACTTATTGCGTAGCCGTATCGACAACATATCAGCAGCCCTTAACAACCTTATATTCGTTGACCCTACACAAGTGTCTGTACCAGACCTTGTGGACAGAAATCCTTGGGGTGTCGTCCGAACTCTGCCAGGCTCTAAGCCAGGTGATGGCGTATTCATAGCACAAGTTCCAGACGTAACACGTGGACACTTCAGCGATATAAGTGCAATGGCAGAACTCAAACAACGTGTGTCAGCCGCATCTGATGCACAACAAGGCGTACCGACACCAGACGTAAGAACAGCAACAGAGATACAGCGTCTGACACAACTCGGCTCACAACGTCTTGGTGTACTGGCACGTGTGATGTCAGCAACAACAATGCGTCCTATGGTTCGTATGATGATAGCCAATATACAAGACGCTCTCGCACTTTCTGGTTCTGTCAAGCTTGAAAAAGAAAACATGCCGTCACAATTAGAAGGCATGGTAGAAGATGGATACATGGACTTCGATGTATCTAAAGACCTTCAAGGGGACATTGACTATCTAGTAATAGATGGGACTCTTCCCCTTGAACCCACACGCAACGCAGAAACCTGGATGAACATGCTACAGATAATGAACCAGACAGGCTTAACAATGGAATACAATGCAGGACAAATTGCAGAAGAAGCCATACGTGCAATGGGTATAACAGACCTCGACAGGTTCAGAGTAAACCAAGAGCAACTTCGAAAACAAGGTCCGACACCATCACAGCAAATGCAAATCATGGAAAAGATGCGTGGTGCATCTGTAAAATCTGGAGAAGACGTAAGCAGAGAAGTAGAGCGTGGCAACCTTGTTCCAATGAGAGGTAATCAACGTGGATAAAGAAGTTATAAATTTTGTAGAAGAAAAATTTAAACTCTTCAAAGAAGAAACACAGAAGCTTCTTGACGCCAATGCAGAACTAATTATCAATAACAAAAGCGAAATAGATGCCTCAATCGAGCAGGGAAAGCAGAGAGACAAGGCAATCGAAGTAGTAGAGGGAAAGATAATACAATACGTAAACGAGCGACAGGAAGTCTCTAAAAACGATTTTAAAGAAGAACTGACACCCATCATGGAAATGTTCAAGTCAATAGAAGCTACAATCGAAGAGTGCAAAACAAGAATACTTGAGATTGAAAGAGAACAAAGCAAAGTAACTACAGCAGAAAAATATTCACTTACAAAATCAAAACTGATAAGATTAATGAAAGATATGGGGTATTATAAGTAATGGCAGAGACAAGACCTACTGGCGAACAACTTCGATTTCTTTCTGCCAACACAGGCGAACACGTCCTCGACACCTACATGGAAGCAGCAGAAATAGGTGGTCGTACATTATCAGACCTGCTCGATGACCTATTTGACCCTAACAACAGTGGCACATTCCGTTCAGAAAATTTTGAGTTTAGATACAACGCAACAACAAGCAAGCTACAATTCAGAGCAGGCGTATTCTCAAACTCAAATGCAAGTTTCGTAGATGTAACAAGTTTCTTCAGCGTAGAAGGAGCATTCAGCACATCAACATCTTACAACAACTTTGACCTTGTAACTGTAGCCAATAGTGACGTATATATAGTACATGGTCTTTCATCAGCTACAGCCTTCGGTTCGGAATCTGCATTCATCAGTTCGTCAAACACGAAGAAGATTGTCGATGTATCAGGAGCGCAAGCCCAAGCCGCAATCGCAAGCGACCACAGAGCAGACGCAGCCAAGTACGCAGTCACAGCAGAAGACACCTCGTTCTCCCTAACCAGTACCAATGGTGGTACATCAGGTCTTTTCTCAGCACTTCATTACCAAGCAAAAGCAAATGCCAACGCAACAACAGCAACCACTCAGGCAGGTTTGGCAAGTGACCAACGTGCAGACGCAGCCAAATACGCAGTAACTGCACACAACACAACATTCAGTTTAACATCAACGAATGGTGGAACATCTGGTCTTTACTCTGCCCTACACTACGCAACAGAAGCATCTAACTCAGCATCATCAGCGTCAGGTCACAAAGATACAGCATCAAACTTTGCAACTGCACCAACAACAACATTATCATCTGGTTCTGCAAAGGCATGGGCATTAGGTGGTGGCTCGTCTTTTACAATATCAACAGCTATATCAGGCTCTGACTTTTCAGCTAAATACTATGCAAACCAAGCAGACACTCATTCGACAACAGCATCAGGTCATGCTAGTACAGCAAACACCCATAAAAATACAGCGTCTGACCATAAAGACGATGCAGGCAAATACGCAGTTACAGCACATAACACTACATTCACACTCACATCTACAAATGGTGGCACGTCTGGATTATATTCTGCATTGCATTACGCTACAGAAGCAGCCAACAGTGCAACAGCCGCACAGAACACAGCAAATGCAATAGGCAACCTTAACAGTTTATCAGACGTAACTATAAGTTCTATAGCCAACAATCAGTTTATTCAATACAACAATGCCAGTTCAAAGTTTGTAAACGTAACTAAATCACCGACAATAACATTACAGGGAGACGTAACTGGTACTGGCACATTAACAAATCTTGGTGATGTAACTTTTACAACTACAGTAGTAGACGACAGTCACAACCATACAATAGCTAATGTAGATAATTTACAAACAACATTAAATGCAAAATCTACAGCGAGTAAAACAGAAACACTTACCAACAAAACATTCGATGTCGAAGGTACTGGCAACTCAATCTCAAACATTGATGTAGCAGATTTAAAAACTGGAGTACTCGACACCGACTTATCAAGCGTATCTTCAAGTGACGACACACTAGCGTCTGCCAAAGCGATTAAAGCTAAATTAGATACAAAGTTAAGTGGGAATGAAACAATTACTTTATCTGGAGATGTCAGTGGTTCTGGGACTACATCAATTTCAGTCACAGTAGCAGACGACAGTCACAATCATGTAATATCAAATGTTGATGGTTTACAGACAGCATTAAATGCCAAAGCACCATCAGCATCACCAACTTTAACAGGAACACCATTAGCACCAACTGCCGCAGCTAACACAAACTCAACACAAATAGCAACAACAGCATACGTACAGACAGAACTAGCAGACCTTGTTGACTCAGCACCTGGCACACTCGACACTCTTAACGAACTAGCCGCAGCTCTGGGTGATGACGCAAACTTTTCAACCACAATGACAAACTCATTAGCAACAAAGATGCCATTAGCAGGTGGCACATTTACTGGAAGTATAACAGGAACTTCTGCTACGTTTACCGACAACTTAATTAACAGAAGAATTGGCGATGTAAATTTAGTTGTTCACGCTGACACTAACTCTGGTCCAGAATCAGCACTATTCCTTCAGCGTGGAGCAAATAATACTTTTGGTGCTGATGGATACAATGATTGGAAAATTGAAAATGGCTATGGAAAATCTGGAAGTGCTGGTGGTACTCTACGAATAGCAAGAGGGTATAATGGTAGCATAACTACTTTTTGGGAATGGGACGCAAATGGAATTGTATCAAGCTATGCAAACATAAATTCAAGTGGCACACTTAATATTGAAGGTGCTACAGGCACAGCACAGCTTCAAGTTAATCTAACTAGCACAACAGCGTATAATCATTCTGTAAAAGTTTTCAATCCAAATTTGACACAAGGTCAACGCAATCAAATTCTTTTGGGTGAGAGTGGTAGTAATTACAACACTGGTGTTTTTGGTTATTTATGGGATAGTTCTGGTTCAGCATCGAATAATTATTTAGAGATTGGTCATTGGGGTAATGGTGATGTTTTAAAAGTTTATGGCGATAAAGTTGAGGTAACTGAGCCATTAACAGCAACTTCAATAACAACTTCTGGGAACATAGAACTAGGTCATGCATCTGACACAACAATATCAAGAGCTTCAGCAGGAGTGGTAAATATAAATACAAACGCAATTTTAACTACAGCAACAGGTGCAACGTCAGATGACGTAACAGCGTTAGCTATAGCATTGGGGTGATTTATGCCAAATACATTTAAGACAGTAACAAAGTCAGGAGTAACAACTATTCTCGACATATACGAAGCAGGAAACACAGTCGCAGCAACTGTAGTTCTTGGTTTGATGGTCTGCAACACAACGTCTTCTGGAATAACTATACAGGTAAAACTTGTATCCGACACAACAGGCAGAGTACCAACAGCAACTACTGCTAATGGAGCAAACTCAACTGTTTTCCTTGTGAAAGACGGACCTGTCCCTGTTGGAGGCACACAGGAATTTCTGGGTGGAAACAAGATTGTATTGGAAGATACAGACAAATTACAGTTAGTAGCGTCTGGCGCAGCAGATATAACACTTAGTATAATGGAGATAACTTAATGCCATTTATAGGCGCACAACCTGCAACAACATTTGCTAAAGCAACATCACAAGTATTTACAAATGCTAACGGAAATATTGTAGATTTTACATTAAACAAACATGTATCTAATCCAGAAGACATTGAAGTATTTGTCGCAAACATTCAACAGCAACCAACAACATCATACACAATATTAAGTGATGGCGTTACGCTTCGCTTTAGCGAAGCTCCACCATCTGGAGACTTCTACGTAGTCTATCGTAATCTTGCACAGCAGACAGGCACAGATACAGGAGCATTTAGAAAAACTGGTGGAAGTATTTCTGATACTGTTGCTGTAACTGGAAATGACTCAAGTTATACACAGGCAAGTGGTAACGCTACATCAACTTTATCAGTTATAAACTCTAGTTATACAAATAGTAGTAATGGTGTTTTATATGTAAAACAAGGTGCTGGTACAAATAATCCTACAATGACTCTTGAACAAACTGGTGGTGGTGGCAATCCAAATGATACTCAAGGATTGCATATAAAAATAGCAGGACAAAACCAAGGTAGTGGTAAAGCCATAAGAGTAACAACAACAAATTCAAGTCTTAATAGTGGTAATGCTTTTGATGCATTTACAGTTTATAATGGTGGTGGTTTAACTATTAAAAATACTTCTAACGTAACTACTTTAGACTTAACTACAGATGGTTATCTTACAAAACCAAGACACCCATACTTTGCTGTAAGAAGAGGAAATAATGCTGGAGAACAAATGGTTAATGCCTCTAACTCTCACACAGTAGCAGTTCCAGTTACATTTGATACTGAAGAACTTGACCCATTTAATATGTTTAATAATTCAAATTATAAAATATCTATTCCAGTAAGTGGTGTTTATGCTTTTCATTGGTCAGTTCTAACTGGACTTTTAATTCCTAGTTCTGGTGTGAATTGGTGTTCTTTTAATTTAATGTTAAATGACAGCACTGCTTCAAGAATACCTGGCACACCAGATATGTATGAAGAAGTATATAATGCTAGTGGAAGTGCAAATGCTGGAATCGGTGGCAGTGGTAGATATTTCAAAAAAGTAACTGGCAGTTGTCAAGTTTATGTCAGTCATACCGATACAGTAAGATTAATGTTTTATTGTTCTGCTAGTACAAATGCTAGAATACATAGTGGTTCACACTCTACATTTTGTGGATATTTATTAGGTTAATAAGGAGTATATATAATGCCAAAATACACAGTTGAAATTACAGATATTGAAGAAAAAGCAATGTCTTATATAGCAGTAGAAGTGCAAAATTGGATAGATACTGCCGTTACTGAAAGAGCCAGAAGAGCAAAAGCAGATATACTTGAATTAAATATGAAACATTGCAATGCAAATGGAATAGCCATAGCAGAAAATCCAGACAAACAACTAGAACAAGCATTTAGTTTAAAAGTTGTTAAACCTTTAAAAGATGTTTCTGATAGTCCAGAACGAGGTGAGTAAATAATGCCACTATCAAAAATAAGTACAAATCAAATGGCAGACGATTCTGTAACCAATGCAAAGATTGGCGCAGGAGCAATAACAAACACAGAAGTAAATGCAAGTGCGGCTATAGCATCTTCAAAATTAGGAACATTAGCAGCCTCTAATATGCCAGGAGGTTCTATTTTGCAAGCTGTTCATCATCTTGATACTGATAGTACTACTTATGCAGCCAGTTCATCTGCTCTTGGACATGATATTTTAAATTATGAACTTACGACTAAAAAAGCTAATTCAACATTTTTCGTAGCATATTATATTAATCATGGTGTTGCTGGGATTGCGGCGAATATGGATAGTCACGATATACATTTTTTATGTATGAGAACTGCTAGTGGAACTCATGCTTACATTGGTGGTAATAGTACCTTAACTAGAAATACTGCTAATGCTCCTACAAATGGAAAATTATATTGTACTGATGTTCCTTTTTCTCCAAGTAGAGGTGCTACTTATGGCAATGGATATGACACATATCATAGAAGTGGTTCACTTTTAGACAGTCCAGGTTTAGCGGCAGGGGTAACAAATCGGTATAGAATAAGAATGTTTAATCAAGCTGCTCAGCCTATTAATAGAGGTAGAAATGGTTTAGATAATGCAGGAGGAACAAGTAGTTTATTTATAATGGAGATTGCAACATGAGTGGAAAAGAAGATGCAAGTAAATTTACAACAGCATTAGAAAACACTAATGTTAAAGGTTGGAAATTTATAGGTCCCAACCCAACAAACGAAAAAGAATTTAATGCTGGCTTTAATAAAGTTGTTGGTGATGATGGCAGTGGTGGTGCTGTTTATAGCAATGACCCAAGTAAATTTGAAGTAACTTGGGCGCAAGTAAAAGCTGAATTGGATAAATTATAAGGAGTAATGAATGCCATACATAGGGTCATCACCAAATTTTGGAGCAGTAGAAAGCCAAACAATAACAACAGCTAATGGCTCTACAGCCGCATTTACGCTTAATCAATTCGTACCAGACAGCGACAGTATAATTGTAACAGTAGGTAACGTAGTCCAAGAACCTACAACTGCATATTCAGCAGTAGGCACTACAATAACATTTACAGAGAACGTACCAAACGGAGACACAATCGTCATTCGTTATCTCGGCAGGTCAGTAGACGTACCAACAACATACAAAAACATAAACAGATTTAAGTTTGTTGCAACAGGTGGTCAGGATACATTTCAAAACAATGACGCAAATGGATTAGAACTTAGTTACACAGCAGGTAACATAGACGTCTTTATGAATGGTGTACGTCTTGATGAGTCAGACTTTACTGCGTCTAACGGCACGTCTGTCGTCTTAGGGACAAACGCTAGTGCGTCAGACGAAATAGTAATTATTGCTTACAAGTCTGTACAAATTGCAAATGCTCTTGACAAATCGTCTGGAGGCACAGTCTCTGGAGGCACAACATTTAGTGGTCAAGTTAATTTTAGTGGTGGCATATTTGGAGACGTATCGTTTGACTCAGGTGTATTAAAAATAGATGCAGGAAACAATAGAGTAGGTGTTAATACAAATAGTCCATCAACAACGCTCGATGTAAATGGAGAGACAAAAGTAAGTGGCAATATAAAAATTTTAAGTGATGCTAGTGATTTTACATTTACTACTAATTCAATTCATTTAGGTGCAGGTGCTGATATAAAGATAGGTCATACAAATAATAACAATGGTATTTTATCTGATAATGGTATGCCATTTACTATCTTTACTGATGTATTTAGATGTAATACTGCTGATAACTCTGAAAATTTATTTGGTGCAGATAAAGATGGTGCTTTCTTTGCCAAGCATGATAACACAACAATGTTTCAGACAAATGCTAATGGCATATTAATGTCAGCAAACAAAGGAATAGATTTTGCCAATGCTTCTGCTGGAACTGGTGGTAGTGGTGGTGCAGAAACTTCAACAGCTACTGTCCTTAACGACTATGAAGAGGGAACTTTTGACGTTTCTTCAAATAGTGTATTTGGTGGTTCAATTACAAAAAAAGGTATGTATGTAAAAGTAGGAAATATGGTTACTATTTCTGTAAGATTTACACCAAGTGGTTCTAGTACAAATGGACATCAGTTTGGTATTTTTCTTCCATTCAAAGCTAGTACAACAGAGAGTAGTGGTTCATTTAATACTTGGTTTGGCAATGGTTCATTTCCATCTGCTCCTAGTAATGGTCAACATAGAGTTTGGAGTATAGGTGGTGATAATAACTATGTTGATATAAAACAACAAGGTGCAAGTAGCACATCACAAATAACTGGAAGTGCAATGGGTGGCAGTTTTAACATGAGTTTTAGTGCAACTTATCAAACAATAGATTAGAGGTAAAAATGGCTTTAACAGAAAAATCAATATATGACAAAGTAGAGGTAGTTGGCGAACAAGGTTGGACTATTCAATGGCGAAAAAACAACCAAATTTTAAAAGATGGAACTGTAATAGCAAATAATTTAGAAAGAGGTTTATGTGAACCATACATACCATCTTATGATTTGGAAAATAAAGAATGGGTATTTACAGAACATGATATGTCGAAAGCACCATTTACAGATGCCAAAATAAAAACAATAGCTACAGCACTTTGGACAGATGATGCAAAAACTGCTTATAAAAAGTGGGTAAAAGATAATAGGACACCAAGCTAATGAGCAGAGCAAGAAACTTAGCAGACTTACTACAGGGTGGCACAACAGTTCCTACTGCTAAAATCCCTACATTAAATGCTACTCATATGCCTAATGGTTCTTGGATACAACTTCATACTGTATCTTTAGGTGTAGCCGCTGCTGAGATTATTTTTAATAATACTTATGTAAATGTTACTTATGATGATTATGTAATGATTGGTAAATCAGTTATTCCATCAGCAGATGGTGCTGAAGGACTTATAACAACATCTACTGATAATGGTTCTAGTAATGTTACTACTAATAATGGAAGAACATTTACTCCAATATCTGGAAGTGGTGGACACGGCAACGAAATTAATCTTAGTCAAAACTATATTCATATGGCAACGGACTTAGGTAATGATGCAAATGAGGGTGGAAGTTTTATAGCTTGGTTCTATGGATTAAATAATACAAGTTTTAAAAAATTTATGAATTACAGATATACGGCTAAACATATGAACCAAGACTACACTTGGGGTGGTGGTGCAAACATGGAAACAACAAGTGCAATAAATTATTTACGTTTTAAGTTTAGCACTGGTAATGTTGCCGCAGGTTCAAGGGTAGCACTATACGGAATTAAGGGGAGCAATCACTAATATGGCACTATCTAAAATAACAGCATCAAGTATTGCAGACAATACTATAACTGGAACTCAGCTAGGCTCAATAACGTCTGCTCTTCCAACAGGCTCTGTATTACAAACACTACAAGCAAATAAAACAGACAGACAGTTAATAGAAAGCACATCTTATGTAGATATTTTATCAAAAGCTATTACTCCATCAGCATCATCAAGCAAAATTTTAATTACGGCTTATGTAACAAGTGGTGGAAATGGGCATTGGGATTTTAAAGTTACAAGAACTGTATCTGGACAAAGTGAAACTGATGTAAGAGATTCAAGCAATACAATAGTTGGCATTGGAGCTGAAAACCAAACTAGACAAAGAAGTGCAGCTCACCATTGGTATAAACAATGGGACGGCACTCAAGCAACTATTGTATTATTAGACCACCCAGGCACAACTTCAGCTACAACTTACAAAATTAAAGGTTCATCATTACATGATTCATCATCATACGATATAACTGTAAACTATCAATATAATGATGCTAATGCTGGATATTCAGCAACAACCATTACAAGTCTTACAGTACAGGAGATAAAATAATGTCAGAACCTAACCCAGAAATAAGTAAGTTTTCACAAGCTATGAAAAATCTTAAAATTAGTGGTTGGACAATACATGGCAATAACCCAGAAACCGAAAAAGAATTTTTATCTAGGTTTCATAAAGTTGTAAGTGTAGATGATAACAACAATGCTACAACAAGTAATGACCCAAGCAAGTTTGGCGTTACATGGTCGCAAATAAAAGCAGAGATGGATAAACTATAATGCCAAGACTTAAAACAACAATAAAGCCAGAGATGGCTGTTCAAATGAATCTGGAAGCACATGAACGTGAGTGTGCTGTTAGATACCAAGCCGTTCAAGATAAACTTGATAGCCTTGATAAACGTATGTGGCGACTAGAAGGCATGCAGGCTGTTACAACTTTATCTATTCTTGGACTTGTAATTTCAATCGTTTTAACTTAGGAGTATACTATGGGTATGCAATTAGATACTAAAAAAGTAATAACAAGACCTGTACCTAGCAAGGTAAAAGCTTTTAGGGCAGGCAAGCCTATCATCAGAAAAAGCAAGAAGATGGGTAAACGTCAGGGAAAATAGTTGACACCAAAGCAAAAGTTACAAAATCTTTCAAAGTTATTAGAGTCTAATAGTTGGAAGTTAATAGTAGAAATCATGGAAGAAGAAATAGTAACGTCTGCCATGAGTATCGCTGAAAGTCCTAAGATGGATTTGGAAGAAATTAACTTTAGACGAGGTGCAATATGGGCAGGAAAACAATTACTCGAAATGCCCAATCGTTTAAAAATACGCTATGAGAATGAAATTGCGTTAGAAAAGGTAGACGAAAACAAAAAAAAGAGTAATATAGATATAACTGAAACTTAATCTTCGCTACGGCTAAGAAAGGAAAAAACAAAATGGCTATACAAAAGCAAGACCCTCAAATGGCAGCAGACGCAATTAGTAGAATTGCTTCAAACCAGTTGGGCGTTC